TCTACTATGGTACGAATGCAGTCGAGTGCATCTCCTATCTAGCAGACAACACGGATAGAATAAAAAAAGAACTATTTCTTGATAGGGTAATGGAAAAGATTTATGCAGACACGGGTGCATACCCGTACAATGCAGAAGATGTATGTTGCGACTTTATCAGATGGGTCGAGAACTATGTTAAGCCAGGATCAGACTATAACCATCTTTGTTTTGACTCTGTCTGGTCTTCCTGTAAAATTAAGGATCACCCGTACGGGCGTCAACGTGCGATGCTAGATCTCGGACTCATCAAGACCTTTAATAGTATGACTGCTCATCCATCAGATGACTATATACTCAAGCAGGCAGGCATCTCTGTCGAGCAATACAAAGCTTTAGTAAGGAATATGACATGAGCCACAATAAGCACGTAGTCGATGGATACAACCAAGATGTAGGATACAGATCTTGGCAAGAGGCAAAAGATTATTATTTAAATCTTGCGGCAACGTGGACAGATCCGTATCCTGATCCAGTAGTAACTATACACGATGGCATTCGGTGTGTGCGAGATGATCTCATCACAGGTACGAAGGTGCGTGGAGGAGATTGCCTCGTCTCAAAAATCAGTCAGTCAACAATCGTATACGTCCAGCCTCGTACTGGACTTGCAGGCGTTTCTCTTCTCGATGTAGCAAAACGCCATAATAAGAAGGTGAAGTTGTTCATGCCTTCTTCACAAACGATCTCTCACCATCAGGCATGTTGTATTGAACAAGGAGCAGATGCATCGTTTCATCGTATCGCTGCTATGCCAAATCTAAACAAGATCGCAAAAGATTGGGCAGATTCTCAGGAAGATGCGTTCTTTGTTCCACTCGGCCTGAAGCATGAGCTAGTTACTGCAGGTATCGTAATGGCTGCATCGAAGATTGATCCGCCCGATGAAGTCTATGTAGCTATCTCAACAGGCGTTCTTTCGCGAGCAATGCAGATTGCCTGGCCAAATGCCAAGTTCCATTCAGTTGCTGTGTCTCGTAATCTGAAAGCTGGCGAACTTGGTCGTGCTGATGTTATCTCAGAACCAATGGCTTTCCAACAAAGTGAAAAGGCCAAGAACCTGCCACCGTTCCCATGCATCGATACGTATGATGGTAAGGTGTGGAAGTACATTCCTAAAAACACCGGTAAAAACATTCTTTTCTGGAACGTTGGTAAGGAACCGGTACTTAACGATCCTACTATCTACGATCGTGTAAATAGTTATCGCGACTGGCCAAAAAAAGACATACCTTATGTAGCACTTGATATTTAAGAATAAAATATGAGCATTCTGATTACATCTCCATTCACTAACATCTCGTCTAACATTCATTCGCATCGTGCGGCCCAGGCTGCAATCTATGCTGAGCAATTGAGCGTTGCACTCTGTCGTCATGTTCATCTAGATCGGACTGGTAATATTGCCCCGGATACAAATGCATTTGATAGTGTATACGTCTATCATGGTAATGATTGGGGTGGTACGCTGAATCTCTTTGGTGGCATGAAAAATTATGGCAGCATTGATAATCTAATTCGGTACTCAAAGATCAAAGGCCCTATATATTCTCTGTGGATTGATCATCCAAAATATTCAGAGATGCTAAAGCCTCGTATGACCGGAGAGATCCATCCTGACTGGCACAAGGTTGATTGGGATAACTTAAAAATTATCGAAGATACTGCAATCACCATTCGTGAGATTGAATCTGTAAATCGTGTTGTAGCCGGCGACAGCCATGCTATTTGCATGTATCGTCCTGGTTGGTTTGTCAACTCCGTTCCGTTTAAGACGCTACACGGTGCACTCAAGGAGGGTTTGCAATCATTCATTAAACCACACCACGAGATCGCAGAATTTTACTTTGGCAACATCGATATTCGTCATCACCTTTGTCGTCAGCCTGATCCTGAAGCGGCTACTCGAGATTTAGCGAATAGATACTATACACAACTTAGCCAACTCGATCTTGCAAAGGTCTATGCATACGAGTTACTTCCTATCGAAAACGAATCTCGGGTTCTACCAAAAACTGGTTATTATAAAGGTACTCCGTTTTATGGTTCATGGGAAGATCGAAACAGATGTCGCCTTATCTTCAAGGACGAGATGAGAAAGCTGTGTGCGCATGGCAGTGTCAACTTCATCGAGTGGGTTGAGTACCTAGGTAATGATAAAGACGAACTTGATTTTTCCCACATGGAAAAGCCAAAGTCCGTTCATCTATCGCGAGCATCATATCCACACTGGCAAGGTCACAAATGGTCTGGCCTTTCAGGAAACGCACCTGCAACACTAGAAGACTTCTTTGCATAACAAAATACTTAAAACAAAGCAGTGTACAATTATATCAATTAATGATATAATAGCACACTATACTAAATAAAGGTGAATCAAAATGTCAGTAATGGATAAACTTAGAAAGAACTCAAAACTAGATCATACTGAAGTTCTTTCAAAATCAAAATTCTTTATTTCAAAAGATATGGTTACAACAGATGTGCCTATGATTAACGTTGCACTATCTGGATCTATAGATGGTGGACTTACCCCAGGTATGACCGTACTTGCTGGTCCAAGTAAACATTTCAAAACTTCATTTGCGCTACTAATGGCTGGCGCTTATATGAAAAAATATCCAGAAGCTATTATGTTATTTTACGATTCTGAATTTGGTTCTCCACAATCGTATTTTGAATCATTTGATATTGATACGAGTCGCGTTTTACATACACCTATTACTAATGTTGAAGAACTTAAATTTGATCTTATCAATCAATTAGAAGTAATTGAACGTGGTGAAAAGGTTATTATCGTAATTGACTCTATTGGTAATCTTGCTTCGAAGAAAGAATTAGAAGATACCATTAATGAAAAATCTGTAGCTGACATGTCTAGAGCTAAAGCACTCAAAGGATTATTTCGTATGTCAACTCCGTATTTGACTATGAAAGATATTCCAATGCTTGCGGTAAATCACACGTATCAAGAAATTGGACTTTTTCCTAAAGCAGTAGTGAGTGGTGGCACGGGTATTTATTATTCTGCAGATAATATTTGGATTCTTGGACGCAGACAGAATAAAACTGGTACAGAAGTAACTGGTTATGAGTTTGTTATCAATGTAGAAAAATCACGATTTGTAAAAGAAAAATCTAAAGTACCTATCACTGTAACTTGGGAAGGCGGTATTGAAAAATATTCTGGTCTACTTGAAGTTGCTATGGCTGGTGGTTATGTGCAAAAGCCTTCTAATGGTTGGTACGAAGCAATAAACCCAGCAACTGGTGAAGTAACTTCTGGTAAATTTCGTGAAGCACAAACCTTATTAGAAGAATTTTGGCTTCCAATCTTTAAAAATACAGACTTTAAAGAATTTGTAAAGCAACACTACACTATTGGATATAGATCTCAAATTCCGGAAGAAGTATTTGAAGGTGTACTTCAGAGTGATACTGATGTATAATAGAATATCAAAATACGATTATGCACAGATATCTTATATGAAAGAGTCTGATCATGACTCTATTAAGATACTCACTGGAGAATATGCTGGCACAGTTGTTACATATGGCAAAATATGTTTAACAGAACCAACTCTAGAAGATCCTGATGCTGAAATAATATTTTCGTATGAATATGTTGTTAATGAATCTAATTTGGATACTAAGACATTAGAGTCAAATGAATTCAAAACATATCTTGGTGACATGCTTCAGGTGATTATACTTGAAGCACTTGAACATAATAATTTTGCTATTGGAGTAAAGCCAGTTGATACAAACAGTCATTTTGAAAAATCTTATAACTAACGATGATTTTACTCGTAAAGTTATTCCATTTTTGCGTAAAGATTATTTCGAAGGTTCACATCGTATAATTTTCGATAAGATTTTAGCGTTTGTAAGTAAGTATAATAAACTACCTACGATAGAATCTTTAAAGGTTGATTTAAGTGAAGAGATTATTAATAACTCTCAATTTGCAGAAGCGGCTGGAGTAGTTAATGAAATTGTTAACATATCTGAAAAACCAGACCTAGAATGGCTTTTGAATCACACAGAGAAATGGTGTCAAGATAGAGCAATCCATCTTGCAATCATGAAGTCTATTTCTATCATTGATGGTAAAGACCCAGAGCTTACAAAGAATGCTTTGCCAGAACTATTATCTGAAGCCTTATCAGTATGCTTTGATAATAACATTGGCCATGATTACTTATTGAATGGCGAAGAACGTTATGACTCGTATCATATGGTAGAAGATAAAATACCATTTGACTTAGAAAAATTTAACGAAATCACAAAAGGTGGATTACCAAAGAAAACTTTGAATATTGCACTTGCTGGTACTGGTGTTGGTAAATCTCTTTTTATGTGTCACATTGCTGGCTCTGTCCTTTCTCAGGGAAAGAATGCTTTGTACATTACTATGGAAATGTCTGAAGAAAAGATTGCTGAACGTATCGATGCAAATTTAATGAATGTATCGATCAATCACCTAGGTAATCTTTCGAAAGAAGCATTTACTAATAAAGTAAAAAATATTGGTGAACGATCGCATGGCCAGATAATTATTAAAGAGTATCCTACTGGTGCTGCTCATGTTGGTCATTTTAGAGCACTGCTAAAAGAACTCAAAATGAAAAAGAATTTTATACCAGATATTATCTTTATTGATTATCTAAACATATGTTCTTCTTCTCGTATGAAAGGTATGGGTGGAGCAATTAATTCATATAGTTATATTAAAGCAATTGCTGAAGAGATTCGTGGTTTAGCTGTTGAGTTTAATGTTCCTATTGTATCAGCAACTCAAACTACTCGATCTGGCTTTGCAAATTCTGATGTTGGTCTTGAAGATACTTCTGAATCTTTTGGGCTACCAGCAACTGCTGATTTAATGTTTGCTTTAATCTCAAACGAAGAGCTCGAAGGATTAGGTCAAATATTAGTAAAGCAATTAAAGAATCGATATAACGATCCATCTATCAATAAAAGATTTGTTATTGGCATCGATAGAAATAAGATGAAACTATTTGATGTTGAACAATCTGCTCAAAGTGGATTGGTTAATACTGGCACTACTACAAATACAAATTATTCTTCAAATAAATATGAAGGGTTTAAAATATGAACGTAAAATTAATTAGTTATAGTCAAGCTCCGCAAGATCACTTCCAAGCAGAACCAATGGATCTGAATAATAAACTTGCAAACTTGATTGCATACTGCGCTAGAGTATCGAATCCTTCAAATCAAAACACTGTTGATACGAATGAAAAACTATTAAAATATCTAGCTAAAAATAAGCATTGGTCTCCATTTGAAATGGTTAGTGTTTGCTTAGAGATTGAAACTACTCGTGATATCGCTAGGCAAATACTAAGACATAGATCCTTTTCATTTCAAGAGTTTTCACAGAGATACGCTGATCCTACAAAGGAATTAGACTTTGTATTTAGAGAAGCTAGATTACAAGATAATAAGAATCGCCAAAACAGTATTGAAAACGAAGATACAGAACTTGAAAAAAATTGGAAGCTAAAACAGCAGTCAGTTATACATGAAGCAAAGGTAGCATATCAATGGGCTATTAATAACGGCATTGCAAAAGAACAAGCTCGAGCGGTACTTCCTGAAGGTAATACTGTTTCTAGGCTATATATGAATGGTACACTAAGATCGTGGCTACACTATATAGAATTAAGATCTTCTAACGGTACTCAAAAAGAACATATGCATATTGCCCGCGCTTGTGCAATTGCGATATTGCCAATATTTCCTTTAATGCTGCAGGTCATAGAATGATGAATATTATTAAGCCTAAGTTAATATCAATACACACTAAATTAGATGGTACAGGCCGGGCAGAAGTTTATGAGTGTGACTCTATCTATTATATAGATTTTTATGACGGCGATAAAAGATTTAGAGAAGCTTATGGAAATCATTCATTGCACATGCATGAAGATGCTGCAGAAAATTGGGCTTTAGGAATTAAAAAAACACCATGGGAATGCCCGTTAATAATTGAAGAAATCATTGAGAAATAATATGTACTTAAGTTGGTGGATGATGGGTTTGCTTTATGTGTGGTGGGTAATTTCTGTATATGCTATATCAACTAGAGAAAAAAGAAAATCTTTTGC